GTATTATAGTGATAGCTTAAAATCCGTCAAGCTTTTTCTTATTGGCAAGATAATGCTGGCAATCGCATGACCACAAGGTATAGCCCAAAGACCAGGTTAATCCTTAGCAATCCACCACAGATAGTGTGCAATTCATTAGCGCGCCACCAATGAAACCGGCGCTGGTCAACCGAACACTGCACGCATGAACACCTGGCAAATCATTAGCAATCCAGTAAGGTTTGACGGGGGGCGGGGGTCAACGAGCTTGAGTTTGTAAATATTCCTATCCTTCAACCTGCCCCAGAAAAAATGTGCAAAGGGGGGATTGTTCCCGAGTGGTAATGTTGGTTGGTTGGTTTGGTGTTTTTGCTAGGAATGTGCGTGATCGGTGTCTTGTGTTTATTGTTGACAAGATTGGTAAGGTTATGGTAATTGGTTGCCCATGCGAGGCGACAGCTATCAATTACAGGGTCAGCAGGGAGGCATTGTGCTTACTGGTGCTGACAGTGCTACTGGAAACTTCCGTTGGATTCAAGCGATTGAGGACAGCGTTCTATTGGCCGATACTGGCGAGACTGCTGGTAATCTCACGGACATCATCAACCTCGACGGGAAGATTCTTCCTGCGGGTGCTGGTCTTGGTGGCATCTTTACGAAGGTGCAGATTAGTTCTGGCACGGTTGTCGCGTACTACGCGTAATGTCCCAATTTAGGTCTACTGGCGCGCTAGACGATTCGATTGCCTCTGATGGTGATCGTGGGTTCTATGCAGTCAACCAGAGATTGCAGCTTAACCAACTCCAGCCCGGAGAGGTTCGTGAGAGCGTCAATGGGCGCATGGAGGGTTATTGGAAGCCTCGGAAGAATGTCCAGTTGGTTAACCCTGCGTTGACTACTGGTGGTAGTCCGCTTCAGCTTCCATTCCACATCCTGCCTAGTCCGTACTATCTGGCGATTACGGCTGTGTCCTATGCGTCCAATGTGGTGACCATTACGGTGGCTGGGCATGGGTTGACTATTGGTCAGCCGGGTAACCTTACAATTTCTGGGATTACCTTTACTGGCACGGATAATAATGGAATCAAGGCCGTTACTGCAACCACGGTTGACGAGCTTACATTCCCTGTGACTGGCGTATCTGCGGTTGCTCTTGGAGCCACTCCGCGCATCACTCAAATCAACATCAACGATGCCGCCGCTAGCGAGGTGTTAGCCTCCTGCGTATTCTCCGACCCTAATGACTCCAATAAGGAGTACATCATTGTGGCGTTGGAGACTCTTGCGAAGAAGATCGACATCTCCACCACGCCCATGACGGCAACGACCTTGCCGTACCCAGTTGGTGCTACGGTTGGTCAAAACTGCGACATGATCCAATGCTTTGATAAGGTCATGCTTTTCCGTGATGGGGAGCAGGCATTGGAGTGGTATCCACATGGGCGACCTGTGATTTCTGCCTCACAAGCAGGGACTACGACCGTGACCATGAATATCCGTGACCACGGGCTGACCGCTGGTACATCTGTAGTGATTGCTGGTCTTACTGGAGGCACACCACCTAATGGCACATTTACCGTAGCCTCTGTCATCGACAAGGATAGCTTTACTTATGTTGGGCCTACAAGCCAGAGCGTAACATTTGGAGTTACTGCTGCCACTATGACGGATGGGTTCACTCTGTCCCCCGGAGGCCCATACACCCAACCACAGGTATTTAACATCCAAGCCAAAGATGTAGATGTAGTAAGCGGATTAGTTTCTGCCGCAGTTACTGGTAACACTACAATTTTTGCTGGAGATACAATCACCATTTACTCAACTGCTACCACTGACTTCCAAGCCATGCTTGGACAGTCATATCAGGTAGTAAATGCTACTAGCACGCTAATTCAATGGTATGCGCCAATCGGTGACTATAACACTTCGGCATCCGATGTGTTTGAGTTCGGTGGCAGGTTCTCCGTAGGTGGTGGCTTTATGCACCAGCCCGGTGCGCCTTGGGGAACTTACTTCCAACGCAGAATCTGGGTTCCGTATTACTACGAGCCGGGCGGTACATTCGGTTCCTACACCTACACCAGTCGCAAGATTACCGACGAGATCGTGGCATCCGACATTTTGGACACCACCACATTCGACCAGATCGCTAATCAGTTCCGAGTCTCTGGCGGCACGGCAGACTATGTGGTCGCCATGCACGGGTTCTATGAGGATGCGCTGATTGTACTTAACCGCAATAGTATCCACCAAGTTAAGGGCACACAGGGTAGCCTTGCCGATACCGTGGTAACCGAATTGACTGGCGAAGTTGGCTGCTTGGCTCGCAAGACCGTAGTCATGCGCGGTGCTGACCTACTTTTTCTTTCGGACAACGGTGTCTACGGACTCACCTTCCTCAACGATTACAACCTTCGCGGCACGGAAGAACCACTTTCCAAAAACATCCAGCCGTACATTGACCGAATCAACAAGAATTTGGCCGATAAATCCACGGCAATCCTCCACGATAACCGATACTATATCGCAGTACCGCTAGATTCCGTACCAAATGGTAACGATGCGCGTGGAAATAACGCAGTTTTGGTGTACAATTTCCTGAATAAAGGTTGGGAATCCGTAGATACTTATGGAGATTCTAGGTTTTTGATTGAAGATTTTGTAGTTGCTACCGCAGGTGTGCGTAATGACCTCTATGCCATTGCCGCCAATGGTGGGTTGCACAAAATGGAAAATGGTGACTCCAACACTGACTACCTTGGGGTAGACAACACCAGCAATAGCCAGTCTGCTGTGGTAAATTCTTACCTTGTAAGCCGAGGATATGATTTTGGCACGCTTGAGCGCAAGCGATTCACAGACGCTCAAGTCCAAATGCAGGCACTCGTCAACGAGCAAGCCGAGTATAACATTGCTTTCGCTGCCGAAGATCCAGATTCATCAGTAAATATCGGAACTACCACGACATTTCTTGGTGGAACTGCGCTAATCGCAGATGGAGCAGGTGAATCTGAAACCGCAAGCATCCGCTGTAGACTTGGTGGAGTGCGCGGATACACAGGAACCATGACATTGACAAGAACTATTGGTTCCCCTAAGATCCACTCTATTCAAGTCTCTGGTTCCATAACTAATAGGCAAATCCTCTCACAGAAATAATCTCATGGGCGTTGTAAATACCACATACACATTTACTGGAACCGACACAATTACGAGTTCCAAGCTGAATAATATCATCGACGATACGACATTTACTAGCGATGCCATCTCTGGATCTAGCTTGCAGATTGTGTCACCGGGTAAACTAGCTGTTGCCGCCGGTGGTATTACATCCAATGAGCTTGCAAACGACTCGGTCACATCTGCTAAAATCGTCGATGGTACTATAGTCAATGCCGACATCAACGCATCTGCGGCTATTGCTGGAACAAAGATTTCGCCAAATTTTGGCTCTCAAAATGTTACGACTACTGGAGACATATCATCTGGGAACAAAATAACCGCAGCAAAAGGAATAACCATAAATTCCAATAACAATCCAGTTGTCCAGCTTGTATCAAATACAGCAAATGCACAAGAATCATGCCTTGTGAACAATTGGGCAAATGGCGCAAATACTGGAGTTTTGGTTGGAACATCTGAAGCTGGAGGTTATGCGTTACAAGTATCAAGTTCTATTCCAATTTCAAGTGGATTACCAACAGGGGTTGGAACCCAAAAAATGGTTGTTACCGCAAGCGGCAATGTGGGGATTGGGACTAATGCTCCAAGTGAAAAGCTATCTGTAAATGGTAACATTGGAATGGATGGATCTTCTTCTAGTTATTCTGTTCTAAACATCAACAATTTAAGTGGTGTTCAAGTTCATCTTAACGCAAATGGTAACACTGAAGGAAATCTTAGAACGACCACAGCGCATCCACTTACACTTAGCACAAATAACTCAGAACATTTACGGATCACATCCGCTGGAAATGTCGGAATCGGAACAACCACTCCTAGCTCAAAACTACAAGTAAACGGAACCGTAACCGCTACCGCATTCTCTGGGCCGTTGACTGGCAATGTAACTGGCAATGTGACTGGCAATGTAACTGGGATTGCCTCTGGTAACATTAAGCAAGGAGGAGGAGCTGGACAACAAGGTAATAATATTTTTATTGGTTGGGATGGCACTGCACTAAGGGTTCAGGTTGATGGTGTTGATTTTGGCACTCTCTGGCCTATTAGTGTAAGCGGCAACTCCGCAACTGCTACATATGCGACCAGTGCAGGTTCCGCTTCCTCTGCCACTACTGCATCAACGGTAAGCAATGGCGCAATCACACCTGCTAAAATGTCTTCAGCACAATCTGGTTCTGCACCAGCGTGTGTGGCTAGGGCGTTTGGGACGGTTAAATTGGAGGCAACTCCATCAATGGAAAGTGGTAGCGTGAATGTTAGTAGCGTTGCTCGCGTTGGCGCTAGCACTACTCAAATCCAAGTCACATTTTCAACGGCAATGCAAAGTAGCAACTATGCGGTTGTCGGTAGCCCCGGTGGCCCAAGTGCAGCAGCATTCTTGTTCCACACGATTTACGACAGAACTACAACTGGGTTCAAGGTTTTGCATTCTGGAGAAGCTACTGGAAGAACATTCCAATTTGCAGTTTTTGAATGAACCATCACCTAGCGCAAGCAATAGCAATTTATGACCAACACGGCATCGACTTCCAGCAATTACTCACATGGCATCTGTGCCACGGTGTTATGCTGTCTGTGCCAAGTGTTTTTGCTATTGGATTTTGCTCAAGGTCATCAAAACCAGACGAGCCTTCGTGCAACGACCCGGACACATTGTTTGTATCATATTGCTCTGGGTGCATGGCAACACTCTTGCAATCATTCAATGGTAAATTCAAATATGTGTCTTTCCAAAGAGACATTAAACAATCGCCAAAATTAAGACTTTGGGACTATCAAAAAACACTTAAAAAAGTAAGTTATGGGATCACTATTTAAAGGAAAAGCACCAAGCATCCCTATGCCTACGGATATTTTTTCTCCATTGGCTGCTGGAGCTTCAGCGAAGAAAATGGTTGGAAATGTTGCTGGGTATTATGGTGAGGCGTTGCCATCCACAATGGGGTTGATGAGCCAGTTTGGCCCATCATACATGCAACAGGGTTTTCAACTTGGTGGTCAAGGGCTTGCTGGATTTAAAGGTCTGCGAGAAATGGCCGCTCAAGGCGAGGCTAAAACAATGGCCGATCTTCGTGCAGAAGAACTTGGGTTGATGGCAGGGCAAACTGGTTTTACCCGTGGGTTAATGGAAGCAATTTCCCCAGAGCAAGCTGCGCAAGTTCGTAGTATGCAGGACATTGCTTCACAAGCAGCAGGTGCTGAAGCTGGATATGCTAGCCGCATGGGACAAGCACTTGGCACTTATGGTATCCGTCCTCAAGAGTTTACCCCAACCATTACGGGTTCAAGTCTGCGTCCAACTGTCACACAGCGTGGACTTCTTGGTGAAACCATCACGCAAGGTGGGCTTCTTAGCCCAACCATCCAAGCCGCACAGCAGGATGCGGAGATGGCAAACCAGATGGCACAGGAAGCCTACGCTCGTCGTGGCACGCTATCACCTCAAGAGCAGCGCATGGCTCAACAAACCGCTAGGGAGGCCGCGCAAGCCGCTGGTCGAATTGGTGGAAACGCCGCCATTGCCGCAGAGATCCAAAACCGCGAGGCCGCACTTGCTGGTCGTCGAGCGGAAGCGGCACAGACTGGACAACAAGCATTTGAGCAACGCCAAAACCTTGCTAACCTTCGTGCAGCAGAACAACAAGCGTTGTTTGGACAACAGGCGCAAGCTAGGCAGATCCGTGCCGCTGAAGAGCAAGCATTATTTGGTCAACGCCTCGGGGCCAGAGAGCAAGCACTACAGCAGGAGCAAGCGTTGTTCAATCAGCGAGCAGCTCGCGCACAACAACGCCTCGCGGAACAACAAGGTCTATTTGGTCAGCGAGTATCTGGCGCACAAGCAACTGCTGAAATGCAACAAGCAGGACTTGGTCAACTTCAAGACATCGAACGCATGCGAGCTGGGTTGCGCTCAACAGCAGGAGAAGAAGCTGCTCGCGCATTTGGTTCTGCTGGTAGTTTTTATACTGCACCCGGTCTTGAAATGCTTGGACGAACACCAGCATCCTACACCGCAGGAACAACACTTGCAGGCATGGGATTAGAACTCGGTCAGACAATGACCCCACAATTGGACTACAACCTTCCACTTACGCTTGCAAGAGAGCGTGCTGGAGCTGTAGACGCTAGAAATTTAGCTCAATACCAAGCCGATCAACAAGCTAGACAAGCAAGGGCTGGAACTATTGGAAGCCTTATCGGGCTTGCCGCAATCCCATTTACAGGAGGACTTTCCGCTGGTCTTGGACTTACTGGTCTTGCTGGTGGAGCCGCAGGAGCATCTGGTCTTAGCGGCCTTGGTCTATCTGCTGGCATGGGATTAAAATCAATGTTCGGAGGTATCCCTCGCGCAATTCCAGTCTAATACAATCATGGCACTCGTAGCAGGACAAATACCCGTATCGGGCTACCGCATTCCAGACTATTCTGGGGCGGCGGCGGCAGGTGGAGCGGCGGCGGCAGCTCCGTATCAGATGATTTCTGGACTTGCTGGGCAAGCAAAGGATTACTTCAAGGAGCAAGGCGAGAAGAAGAAACTAGTCAAACAAAGCAGCCTTCAGATTGATGCGGCACTTCAGTTGTTCCCAGACCTTGCGCCATCATTTCAAGGGTTAAAGGAACGCATGAAGGATGAAAACATTCCTCTTGCTGATCGTGCCGCAGAGGCCGAGGTCGTTGCTAACCTAATTAACATGGGTGTTGGAGAGATGCGTAACAGGGCGAGCATGTCTTTCCAGCAACAGCAAGCAATGGCTGATGCTATTATGAAGCAACAGCAACTTGGACTACAAGAGAGACAAGTTCAAGCAAGCGAATATAAGGCATCACAAACAGGAAAACCTTCATACGAAATCAAAAAAGCCACAGTCACCACACCAACTGGTGAAGTGCTTGAGCGGGACATGCCATTTAACCCGAAAACTGGCAGGTTCTTTGATGCTGCGGTTGGAAAAGAAATTTTAGACATTAACGCATGGGGTCTTGGACAACCAGCATATGCTGAAGATATGCCACCAACATCTCAAGTTGGAGGTGGCTCATCTGACATGATCGCACAAGTTGCTGAGATGAACCTAGGACAACCAATTAGCGCAAAAACACCCGGAACTCAAGGAGGGAAGCTTGGATGTGCTGATGCTGTTTGTAAGTTGGTAAAACAGGCAACAGGAGAAGAAATCGGAACTCTTTCTACTGCCGAAATGGTTAGCAAATTAAGCAGAAACCCAAAATTTGAAAGCGTGCCAATTGGTCAAGCTCAACGAGGAGATATTATCGTAACTCCTAGAGGAAATCGTGCAGGTCACGCTGGAGTATTTCTAGATAGCAGATCAATTGCATCAAATAGTAGTGCAGGATTCCGAGGTGGATCACCGGGAACATTGCAACAAAACTATACGCTTGGAACTTGGATGAATTCAATTGATTCAAGAAATCCCGGTAAGACGCAAGTATTCCGTTATACTGGAGGAGATGCTGCATCGCAAGCAATGGGAACTCCAGAGCAACAAGCTGAGATCGCTCGCATGATTCAAGAGGGTGCTGGCATGGCTACCGCGCAGATGATTCCGCGTGGCTCAATGCCAACAGAGCCTCGCATGGCACAACCTCAACCATCAGCACAGCAAGCACAGCAATACCAAGTTCGTCCGGGATTTGTGCCAGTTAAGCCTAATGGCGGCCAAAAAGAAGCAAAAATCATTACTGGAGAAGAAGCCAAGGCATTGAACCTTGATCCGCTTGGAACATATGAAGCGTCATATCAAGACGGGCAATTGACTGGTGTGCAAACCATAAAGGCAGCACCTAGTGTTGGTGACATTATCGCAATGGAAAAGCGCGCGGAAGAAAAGGCCGCAAAACAAGAATTGAATGAAGCCGTAAAAGCAAAGTCTGAACGCATGATTTCATTGATGACAGAGTTGAGAAATCATCCGGGTTTTGGAGGTCTATTCGGAGTTGGTTACACAGGAATTCCGGGTACTGAAAGCGCAAACGCCAAGGTTCTTTACGATCAAATCCAAGCACAGGGATTTATGGAGGCTATCAAAGACATGAAGGGTATGGGGGCTCTTTCCAACGCTGAGGGTGAAAAAGCATCCGCTGCTTTTGTCGGAATCAATCCAAGCATGTCTGAATCTGCCGCTTTAGCTAGAATCGACGAGGTTGTGAAATACATCAAAGAGGGACAAAAGCGAATTCAGTCTGGAAATTTAATTGAAACCAAGGAAAATAAAGGCTCAAACTTTAAGGAGATAAACGACTACTATCGAAATCTGCAACAATCAAGGTAATGCCATACAATGTTCCTGAAGAAAAAAAACCAGAATTCAACAAGCAGACTCAGAAGGGTCTAGTGCTTCTCGCACAGGGTATTAGCGACACCATAGGTCGCGTCCAATCCTTGCAGCCGCAGACTCTGGTTGATGCATACAATCAGCCTGTTCAAGCACCAGTAACACGCGACCTGACTCCGCTGGAGCAGTACGTTTACGAGCCGCAGCCAGTACCAGAGGTTGGTAGTCTCACCGATAGACCAACGAGGGATGGTATGGTTGTGCCGCAGGAGCAACCTCAAGTTCTGTCTAACTTTCGCAACCAAGCTGAAGCGCAATTCAGCAGTGATATGGTGTCAATTACACCATACGAGCAAGAGGTGTCTGATTTAATCGGAGCCGAAGTTGACTCGCTCCGCAACGATGCTGGAGAGATAATAAGTGATCCGAGAGAACTGTTTGCAAGACCGCTAGATGCGAATAAGGCTAAGGTACTTGGGTTTGTAGACCAAGAAGGAAACCCAACTGAGACTGGTGAGTTGTTCTTCAACTTAAAGGAATCTGGTGCATTTAACGAAGATGGGACGATCAATAAAAAGGGTCTTGCATATCTTACCACAGAAGAGGAGATGCAGGATGTGTCCGGGGAGTGGGTTAACAAACCAGAAAACCGAGAAATTTTCGATATTCTTTGGAAAGATGGACTTATCCGCACAAGCGGATCGTTGGGAGATATTGGTGCTGGTGTCGTGGACTTATTGAAAAAGGGCGTAATGAGCCTGCCAGAGGGGGTGTCACAAGGGGCGCAAGCTGCATGGTATAATAGTCAAACTTGGCCAAGTCTAATTGGTAGGGATGACAGGCGGCCACAAGAGCTACGAGACAAGATGGTGGCTTCTGAATACGGGATTTACGAGGAGTTTGTTAGAGGTGTGATTGGTCTTTCTGGAATGGCCGGAATTGCAAAGGCCAAAACAAAAAGTGTGCTTTCTGGAGTCTTGCCACAAGAAATTGAAGACGAGGCTGATCAAGACTTGGTTCGTGCTAGATATGATTTGTGGAATGCTCAACAAAATTATATTAACAAAGACGCTGGGGAATTAGCCGAAACAATTCTCAACATTGATGGAGCAGTAAAACAAGTCGATGAAGTAAAAAGCAGACTTGGTAAAGATGAATTCAATAAGCAGTACGGTCAAGGAGCCGCATTCCAGCAGCTATTTTTAAGCCCAGAAAATCTCGTGACCGCAAAATTTGCAGTTACAGCGGCGACGAGCGCACCATTGGCCACTCGTATTGGTCTGACCGCTCAACGAAGGCTTGGTAACATTGCAACCCAAGAAATGGCAATTGCCCAAGGAAAGGTTGCCGTAGCAGAAGCCAACTCCTTGCTTAAAAAGGAGGCGGCTAGCGTCAATGTTGCCAATCGACTAGCTTCTGACATATCGGTTCGTGCTGGATCTAACCCAGAACTTGTTGCGCGTGCTAATCAAGCATCTCAAGTAGCTACCAGACTAACTGAAGAGGCAAACAAAATACGAGCAACATTACCCGCAATTACATCCGAGTTAGACAATCTGGTTGCAAAGCGTAACAGTTTAGCCACTCGCATTCCAGAGGCATACTCACAGAAAGTTCTTCAAACGATGGAGCTTGGCAGGCAGATGCGAGCTATGCCAGCAAAGGCGGTTGGGGCAACCTTGGAGCGTGTTGGTGACACTATTTCAAAGACTGACACGGCAGTCACAAACTTCCTGCAAGAGCGTGGTATGGATCAGATGTACACCGCAGCCGTTGGGGCGGCGGGAGTTGTAGGTTTAGCTGGAAATCCCATTATTGGCGCACTTGGCGCAGGGGCGGCAGCACTCAAGACTGGCAAGGTGCTATCCAACTACGGAAAGCTATTCCGTTATGTCGGCAAGGAGATGGAGAATGTGCGTGGTCAGATTCCATTCTGGAAGCGTGTGGCTGCACATACCGCGCCCGGTTCATTGGGTCGTGGATTTGCGCACACCTTCAACATGTTAGATCTAGGCGGGGTCACATCTGACACAATCCGCAGGGCTGGTCGTGGTATTGCCGCAGCAGCACCTACGGACTTGATGTTTGAGTACCTGTCTGATGGTGCTGACATGCGTCCAGAGACCCTGTATCAAGCGGGTGCTGAGTCATTCTTTATTGGTGGTTCATTTGCTGGCGCAGGTGGTGCTTTCATGGGTACAAAGAAGCGCATGCGTGAGCTTTCAAATGGTGATCAACTTAACTTTCTGCGTGATTTGACCGACACCCGCCAAAAGGCATTGTTTCAAGCAATCCCAGAAGGAACACGCAGGGCTATTTCCACTTACGCTATTGCCAATCCAACCCTCAACTACACATTTAAGGACTCTGGTGCGAGTAGGTACGACCCCAATACCAATACGGCATTTATCAATGTTAATTCAACCAACCCGATCAAGGCACTGGTTGCACACGAAACGCTCCACCACACGGTCATCAAGAACAACATGGAACCCGGCATTGCTGCCCTGTTCCTAGGTGACACCAAAAACAACACAGTTGGTGGTTTGTTCCGCTCTAGGGATGGCAAGCTAGACCCTAATTTTGAGGCGTTCCGAGATGCTTACTACAAGCGTCTTGGTGTCGATGGCATGTCCAATGCCGAGAGGGATGCTATATATCCGCTCGACAAGATTGCGGTGGAGTACTTCATCGAGAAGCACGCTGACCAGTACGCAGCAATGGCTGAAAGTGGTGAGCTTGGCGCGGTTGCATCCAGTGGTGCTGCTAGGCGCAAGCTTGGATCAATCCTTGAAACCGTCCTGCCGAGGATTCCAGTACTTAAAGACCTCCACTTCAAGAGTGGTGGGATGATCGACAAGAATGGAGCATGGGTGACTGGAAACGGCATCCTAGACGCAGAGGGGGTAAAGCGTGACCCGATTACCAGCAAGATGTTCCGCGACATGAACAGGCGCAGTGCAGGGCTTGTGCCGGGGCAGTTTGACCCTCTTATGAGCGACAAGCCAGACTCTGGTGCGCCGATCCTTCTCAACCCATCTGACAGCATTGATGCAGAACTTCTTCACCCACTGGTGCAGGTGGACGATGCCAACAAGCCGATCATGAAGGACGGCAAGCCCGTAGCACTGGATAGAGCTACAGAACTTTCGCGTGCGCTTGCGGGGCTTACTGCTGTCGAGGTGATGCGGAGAAAGAAGGCAGAGAACTATGCCCCAGAAAAGGGAGAGGCGCATGTGGACGACGAGGGGCAATTCCAGCCCGGATGGTTATCCAACGATGTCCTAACCGAGATGTTCGCCAAGAACAAGTACAACCCAGAGCAGAAGCGCATCATCCGAGAGATGAACAAGCTAATCCGCAAGGGTGCTGGAGATCGCGTGGTCATGATCAACTTCCCTGCTACTACCCGCAACAAGGCTGGAAAGGTGGTTTACAAGCCGCAGGGTGCTACTCTGCGCGACACGGTTCCAGTCGCTATCACCATCTCCAAAGACGGCAACTTACTGTTCGGGCTTATGTCTGTAACAAAGCTTCATGAGAATATCCAGAAACGCTCACAAGACAGGCGCGGCAAGAAACTGTATGGTGGAAATGTTGATTTGATCCTGCGCGACACGCAGGCGATGATGGACTACCACAAGCAAGGCTTGGACAGCATTGAGTTTTTCAAGCAGAAGTATGGAGCTGTCGAGGCAACTGAGCGCAAGAATTTCATCAACACCATGTTCGGCCTGCTCAACAAGAAGGAGCAAGCGGTCTTGAATCCCATGCTTTTGGAGGATGGCATCAAGAGCAAGGACAATGTCTACCGCACCTACCGCGCAGATCGCGTCAGCAAGGCAGTCCCAATGGCTCCAGAGGAGTACGCAGCCATGCCGTTCAGCTACGAGGCAGTAAGCCAAGTCCGCATGCCAGAAGCCAAGCGAGCGATGCCAGAGGGTGAGCAAAAGCCAACCCGCTTCATGCCAGAGGACATATCCCCAGAAGACCTCAACCCTGTAGCTAATGCACAGGAGGCTCAAGGACGATGGGCAGACGGCAAGCGGATGTTTGCAATCAACGAAATGGATGAGAAGCTGATTCCCATCACATCCAAAGCGATGCTGGAATCGTATCCTGCGGACGCTATCGGATGGATGGAGCCAGAGGCGCAAACCCGCTTCATGCCAGAAGGTGAAATTGAGCCTTGGCGTATGACCAAAAAGGAGTTTTTCCATCCGCAAATTTCCCGTAAATTTATCCAAGCTGAATCAGAGAAAGATGGAACGATTATTGGAACTATTGGTGATGTGGTTCACGGAGAAAAAACAAGAGCTATTCTGTCACCAGTATTGGATGTTCCGATAATGATAATTAGAACTCCTGTTCAAGAAGGTAAGAAAATTGTTGCTGGAGATAAATACGATTTCGATGGGGCATCTGGAACATTCCAAGGGAAACCTACTATTTTCATTAACCCTAATAAACGCATGGTTGGTACGCTTTGGGAAGAAGCTGCTCATCAAATGCGAAGGGCTAAAGGACGCAATATTCGCAAGGCAGATATACGCAAAATTATTGGTGATGATAGAGCATTTGAGAGTGAATATAAAAACGACCCAGAAGAGATTTCAGCTAAAAAGCTTTCAAATTATTTAGGATCTTTGGCTAGCAAAGAAAAAAGCCATAGGGAGATAGTTATGAATGCAGTTGAGGCTGGGTTACCTGTCCCTCAAAATGTTCTAGCCGAGTATGGTGTGACAGAAAACCAAACTGGGAAGATGCGCTTCATGCCAGAGAAGCTAGATGCCGACTACATGAAAGCTGTGGAGTCTGGTGATGTGGAGAAGCAGCAGAGGATGGTGGATGAGGCGGCGAAGATGGCAGGGTATGGAAGCCCGAAAGTTTATCATGGAACTCCTGCGAAGTCGCTTGATGTTTTTGATGTTAAAAAGCAGGGGAGTCACCGAAAAGACAAAACTGATACAGGCTTCTTCTTTACCTCACGGGAAGATTTAGCAAAAATATATACTAAAGGAACAGGGAGTATTATAAGCGCACGCTTGTCATTAAAAAACCCATATCGTGTCTCAGTTCCAGAGGGCTATACTTGGGGGGTATCAAATACACCGTCGAAACAGTCTCAAGTATTTTACGATTTTAACAACAAGGAAATACAAAAAGCAGCAAAGGATGGAGGTCACGATGGAATCATTGTTGAGGGTTCAGATACTCTTTATATCGTTTTCTCTCCATCCCAAATCAAATCCGCAGACCCAATCACCCGTGACAACTCCGGCAAGGTCATCCCGTTGAGCAAGCGGTTTGATGTTGGGAGTAGGGATATTCGGTATATGCCGGAGGCTAATATTGAGCCTGCTAAAAAGCCAACAGAAATCAGCAAAGGAACAAAAGATGCATTGCCAGTAATCCAAGCTGTTGACGAGCAAGGCGAGCTAAAATTCAAAGACGGAAAACCAGTTCCGCAGATTATTCCATACAATCTTCTCAAGTCGCCAAAATTGGTTGAGTACAATAAAAACAACCCAACTGATAAAACAAAGCCAAATTACGCTGAATTAGCGTATGATATTCCAAAGTCTGCTCAAAAGCAAATTGATCAAGCTATTGATTCTGGAGCAGTTGACGCTGTGGTTGGTGATGTTGTAAAGCGCACCAAGAAATATCTTGAGAACCCAGAAATTGCCGCTGGTATGGGTTGGTATTCGCGCATGAGAGTAAAACTCGTAAATGCGTTAGGAGAAAAAGGACGCGAAATACTTTCACAATTGCTTGGTGCTACAAGCGCACGAACACCAGTTAGAGAAAACTTTTTACAAGCGATGGATGCATATGAAGGCATCAACGCTGGAAGATACGAACCAAATCGCAAAGCATATATTGATATGCTTCAACTGGAGGAGTCCGGGACGCTAGCCGATGAAATTGTAAATCGCGGGTACTTGGATATTCTGCGTTCAAAAATCAATGATATTGAGGAAAAGGCCAAATCCTTAAAAGGACAAGATCAATCAAATCTTCTCAAGGAGGCGAAAAACCTTAAAAGCCTTATCAATCAAAAACCAGAATCATGGAAACCATCGCAAAGAGCGAAAATAATGATTCTAGCAACAGACATGTTGCCAAAACGCAGCAATGGAAAGAAATTCAATGCTAATTCATTGGCGGTACTCAAGGTGATTCATGGTTCATGGCTAGACAACAGAAACGCACCCAAGACTCCTAATTTTGCTGGAAACTTGTCTGGCAGAACCCTGCAAGCAACTATTGATGTATGGGCTGCGCGTTTCTTGAGGGCTGTGTTGTATGAAGGCAAAAAGACACCTTGGAGAATTCAGCCAAAAGCAGAAAGCGCAGTAACGAATGAAGATTTTGCCATTGGTCAAATTATTTTTGAACGCGCTGCTAAAAAGCTGAAAATGAACCCAGATGACCTGCAAGCTGTTTTGTGGTTTGCTGAAAAAGATCGCTGGGATAAGATGGGTTGGACGCAAAAAGTTGGAGCGGAAAAGTCTAGTTTCGATGATATTTTCTCTATATTCTTCCCAGACAAACAAAAACCATTGAGTTTTGAAGAAGCTTCTGCCAAACTCGCATCTGAAGGCTATGCTGAATCAGCACAAAACCTAGACCAAGAAACAGAAGACAATGAATAACAACGAGATCATTCAGCCTAATGAGCTAAACGATGTTCTGAAGTACTCAAAGATGATGAGATCACTTCCGATCAATTACGAAAAAGACTCAGATTTAGAAATGGCGTTTCGTGAATGCGATCAATTGGAAGAACTAATGTCAAAAAGCTACTCCAGAAGCACAGCAAAAGGCAACTCTTCCGCTATTGCAAACGCCTCCAAGCTGAAGTAAAAATCACTCACCATGAGCGAGAAACTAACCGCAGAACCAGATCAAGAATGGTTCGCAGAGGTCATGCGCCGAGCCGAGGAACACGGCAACAGGCAGCGTGTGGAGTTCTGGAACCCACAGGCAGCGGCAAAGTGCCTCTGGTTGCTGGCACAGGGTAAGTCTATCAAAAGTACCTCCGAGATCACCGGGCTTGCCCGTGACACCGTTAGGTCACTCATGTGGCGGCACAGCGACACTCTGGAGACGAAGCGTAAGGAGTTCAGCCAGAAGTACGCGATGGCAGCGGAGACCTACACCGACCTGCTATTTGCGAAGGCCGACCAGCTTTCCGACGACCCCGACCAGCTCAAGAATATCTCACCCGACCGACTGGCGATCACCGTGGGTGTCCTCACGGACAAGTCCATGCAGCTCTCTGGCATGGCTACTGCGGTCGTGGAACACAGGCAGGGTGCATCTATCGACGATGCCGCGAAGATGATCGCAGAGGCCAAATCTCGCATCGCCAGCAAGGTGAAGGCGCAGGCAGTCGAGGCTGAAATTGTCGCATGAAGTGGCGCACCCACCAGATCCTTTCCCCGCCTACCGATGAGGAGATTGCCCTCATGGAGCCTGCCGACCTTGTGGAGCTGCACAGGGTCTACCACGAAGCCATAGACAACGCCGAGCGCGATCCGTATCGTTTTGGTTTCCGACTTCCACACTGGGCCAAGGCCGAGGAGCAACTAGACGAGGTGAACGAGATTGTGGCACTAGGTGGCAACCGCAGCGGCAAGACGCAGTGGGGTGCCTTCTCCGTGGTTCGTGCGGCGATAGAGAACCCCAACGCCGAGATCATGTGCTTTGCACAAACTTCCGAGGTGAGCATTCGCCAGCAGCAGAGTGCCGTGTGGGACTGGCTTCCAGCCGAGCTACGCACAAAGCAGACTTCCTCTGGGACATATATCAGCTATACTAAGAAGAATGGATTCACTGACTCATCGCTCATCCTACCCAACGGCTCTCAGATCATATTCAAGACATACTCGCAGTACCAAAACAACCCCACAATCTTGGAGGGAGCAGAGTTGGGTTCGCGCACTCCTAATTGGCATAATGTGGGCGTTTGGCTGGATGAGTATTTGCTTGGCCCTGAGCTAATCAACACCCTGCGGTTCCGACTAGCGACCCGCAACGCAAAGCTACTGCTGACCTTCACCCCGATTGACGGGTACACAGAGGTGATCAAGGAGTACCTAGACGGTGCTACCAGCGTCGAGAGCAAGGAGGCCGAACTGCTAAATGGTGAGCTTGTCCCCTATGTCCAGAGGAGCAAGAAGCGCAATGCATCCGTGCATTACTTCCACTCCCAAGACAACCCTTTCGGTGGCTACGAGCGTATTAAGGAGACTTTGGTTGGTCGGCCTAGGGAGGAGATCCTAATTCGTGCGTACGGGGTTCCTGTAAAGTCCCACGCCACCAAGTTTCCCAAGTTCAACAAGGAGGTTAATGTGGTTAGCCCGGACAAGATTCCGACTAATAACATCACTCGTTATCACATCATCGACCCTGCGGGAGCCAAGAACTGGTTCATGTGCTGGGTGGCAGTTGACGCTACAGGAACATTCTGGGTCTACCGCGAATGGCCGGGTGTGGATGTGGGAGACTGGGCTGAATGGAAGGGTGGCAAGTGGATGCCCGGCGATGGGGCTAAAGGCCAAGGCTATGGTATCCGCGACTATGTGGAACTCATCCGAGACCTTGAGGGTGACGAGGAGATCACCGAGCGACTGATTGACCCTCGTCTAGGGGCGGCGAAGTACCAAGCCTCGGACGGAGCGTCTAGCATCATCGAAGACTTGAGCGATGAGGACATCATCTGCATCCCAGCTCCGGGGCTGGAGATCGACGATGGTCTCCAAGCATTGATCGGCAAGATGTCGTGGGACACCACGAAACCTTCTGATTCTGTCAACCGACCGCACTTCTATGTGTCCGAGGACTGCGATAACATCATCCAAGCCCTGTCCGAGTACACGGGTGACGGAGGGCTAAAGGAGGCATGGAAAGACCCGATTGATGTTCTGCGATATGCCGCTGTCGCTGCTATTGACCATGTGGACGGATCTCATATAAATGTAACTAGACAAGGCACAGGAGGCTACTAATGACAGACGGAGACCAAACAGAAGCTTTTGACGATGCGATCAACCGCGCCATCGACCGATTTACACAGGAATTTGACCTAACCTATGCGTCCGTTATTGGCGTACTGGTGATGAAGGTCGTAGAATTAACCCTACAATCAGGAATTCATGAAAACAACGACCAAGAAGACGACCAAGAAAGCGACTAAGTCAGCAAAACCCAAGGCAGAACCTGTGGTTGCCGCCGAGGAACCTGCAGTTGAGACTCCAGAGGTGCTGGAGGTGACGGTGATTGGACTCGCAATTAACCCTCGGTATGTATATGCAGGATTGGATGGGAACCGCATTGCGGTAGAAGTCCCAGCTAGACTCTCCCCAAGACTGCTCAAAAAGGCTATTAAAGTCACAAAGAAAATAGACTCCGACACCTACGAATTATATCATGGAAACTGAATCAGAAGCCTTAGAAGGCGAAGCGTTGATCTACCTCGAAAGCGAGCCGGATGTGCGCTCCCTAGCGTCTGCCTACGAGACCGCACTCATCGACTTGGACGAGTACTTCCAGACCTGCCTCCGCAGCTATGACGAGCGTAGGAACATCTGGCCGGGCAAGAGCGACGACCTCCGCAAGCACGGTGCTAACGCATTCCCGTGGGAGGGAGCATCCGACCAAGAGGTGAATGTCATTGGTGAGCGGATTGACACCTATGTGGCACTTTTTGACCAAGCCCTGCAACGCTCCCACATCAAGGCATTCCCAACCTCAATGGCATCTATGCCACGGGCGGCGATGGTCTCTGGCTTCCTAAAGTGGATGCGCTCGACCTACATCCCTAATTTCCGCGAGCAAATGGAGCTTGGGGCTAACTACTTGCTCGAAAAGGGCCTCATGATTTCGTATGTCGGCTGGCAGCGGGAGGCTAGAACCTTCCTCCAGACCATGACGCTGGATGAGATCGCGCAGGCCGCTCCAGAGATGGTTGACCTGCTCATGGATGAGAATGCCACGGAAATGGCCCTAGGATTGATTCTGACGGCCTTCCCTGCCCTTTCGGAGAAGAGAGCCAAAAAGGCACTCAAAGACCTAAGAAGCAAAGGTGAGGCCCAAATCGCGGTTCCTAGGGTAACGGTAGACCGCCCGGTGGTACATTCCTGCGCCCCGGATGGCGAGGTGATACTGCCACCCTATGTGTCCGACCCGCAGCGCAGCCCCTACATTTTTTGGAGAACATTCTTAACCGCTCAAGAGCTTGAGAAAAAGGTCACCAACGAGGGCTGGGACGAGGAGTGGGTTGACAAGGCGATTGAGACCTTGCGCGGCAAGGATTCCATGTATCTCGACGGTGAGAAGCAAAAGAATGTGACCCGCCTTCCCATCACCGACGACAACGACCTTGTGATGGTCGTCTACGGCTACCAGCGTCTGATCGACGAAGAGGACGGTTCCGAGGGCATCTACTGCACCGTGTTCCACCCGCAGGCTGAGGGCTACGCCAAGCACGAACTTCTTAACGGCTATGACGACTACCCGTTTGTGGTAACCCGTTTGTCCAGTAATCAAAAACGGATGTACGAGGTTCAGACCTTCGGTGACATCCTCCGTGGCGCACAGCTCCAGATCAAAACCGAGCGTGACTCGCGGGTTGACCGTGCGTCTCTGGCAACCCTGCCACCGCTCATGCACCCTGCTGGCAAGCCACCCTCCGACTGGGGGCCGGGTAGGCGCATCCCATATCGTCGCCTAGGTGAGATCCAGTGGGGGCCGCCGCCACCTATGGACTCTGGCTCCGTGGAGGTGGAGGTTTCCATGATCGGCCAAGCCGACCGTAGCGTTGGACTTGACCTTCAGAACCCGCTTTCTGCCATGAGGCAGCAGTACTTCGTGAGCAAGTTCTTGGATCATGTCCGCGATGTCCTCAACCTAGCGTGGAAGCTTTACCAACGCATGGGGCCGGACGAGGTCTTCTTCCAAGTCACTGGCAATCCCAACCCGCAGGTGATGACCAAGGGTAGCCCGGACGAAAACTTCTCCATCGTGGTCAATTTTGACTCGCAATCAAATGACCCAGAGACTGCTGAAACGCAACTCAAGAACATGGTTTCGCTCGTCCAGCTCGACCGCAATGGCATCGTGGATGTCAACAAGCTGCTTGAGTTCACGGCATCCAGCATCAACCCAATCTTTGCCGACTATGTACTGCAACCCGCCGAGGAAGCGCAGCAGAAGGTGATGAAGAATGTCACCGACGACCTTGCGAAGATATTCGCTGGCATCGAAGTCCCCGCCCAACCGAATGGCGCACAGATCGCAATGCAGATGCTCCAAGCCTATGTCCAGCAACCAGATGTCGCGGCTCGCGCACAGCAGGACGAGGCATTCGCGGCACGCTTGCAGAAGTACGGAGAACAGTACCAGTTCCAGCTCCAACAAGCCCAGAACGCAGAGATTGGTCGCATCGGCACAGCACCCGCTGAGATGGGTGGAATGCAAACGCAAGGCATGCAGCAGTAATGGAAAAGCGATTCAAGAAAGTCGTAACCAACCCAGAGACTGGTCGCAAGAAGACCGTGCGCTACGGGCAGGCAGGCAAGGCCGCTGACGGCAAGGATCGCATACGACCCGGCACGAAGAAGGGTGATGCGTACTGTGCGCGTTCCAACAAGATCAAGGGTGACTGGCGCAGTGATCCAAACTCACCCAACAACCTGTCTCGTAAGAAATGGCGTTGTAAAGGTGATAAAAGCATGAAATAATACTAAAATGAAGACACCAAAGACCAAACCCTCCAAACAAGCGAAAGTAGCAAAAGTGATGGGCGAATATAAGTCTGGTACACTCCATGCTGGCCGAAACCCAAAAGGCCCGAAGAAAGCCCCGCTGGCGCGTAGCCGTAAACAAGCAATTGCCATCGCTATGTCCGAGGCAGGAATGTCTAAAAAGCGCAAGTAACATGACACCGATACCCAAACCAGAAATCGACATTGCCGTAGAAACACTTTCCGACCGCGACGAGTTCAAGGTCATCGTTCAGTTCATCCGCGACGAGCGCGAGAAGTTCTTCGGTGACCTGCGTATGTGCGAGTCATCCAACGATGTGATGAAGATCGCCGGGTCTGTGGCCGCTCTAGACGAGTTGCTCTCGGTGCTGTCTTGACATCACCTCACTCCCATCCTACATTCCAGCAGGAAGCTGGTTTTGTGCTTCTTGTTTCATTGTTTCAGGTTTGGGGAAAGGTCACGGGCTGCAAATCCGTGGCCTTTCTTTTTAGCTATTAAGCAGGGCTTAATATGTGGAAACATCACACTCCGCACATCCCTTCACATTCTGCTTGGAAGTCCCAAACTTGTTGCCCCTTTTGCTCATCAGAGTCGAAATCAATCTCGGAGAGCGGTTTGCAGGATCGGTGTAAATAAACCTCCATTTTCATCACATCATCGCTTTGTTTGTATGCTCTACGCAAAAGGCTATCAAATACAATTGCTTTTTGAAACTCTTCTGGCTCCTCATCCCTCAATCTGCGCCATTCGGTGTTTGAGTGGAATGGGCAATAAACACAAGCCGATCTCGGTGGTTCTGGATAGCCATTATCTTTCATCCATTTAAGGCAATCATGGCGGCGGATCTTTTTTTCAATCAGCGGATGGCGTAGTTGAGTCCATTGTTCTCTTGATGTTTTCATGCGTTGCAATTCGTCCCACGAAATGCCAATCCATTGTGTAACAGAAACATGCTTTTGCCCGCGTTCTATTCCACACATTTTCTTTATCTGTTGCTGAATAGGAATTATTTTATAGTCCGAAGTGCATTTTCTGCCAATTGCAGCAACAACTTCGCCATTTGGCATTAACCCAAACATTGGGATGATGCTCTTAATGTATGATGTTCCAGCCTTAGCGTTTTCAGTATCCCTTTTCCTTACTGATTTCGTAAGTTGATCAGCCGTAAGCGACCCTCTAGTCACACGATAAACAGGAAAAGGCAATTGCTTCTCCAACCAGTCAAGCCAATCATAAACTGACTTTGGTTCTGCTTGAGTGTCAGCAAATACCGCAAAGTCTGGCATCGGCGTAATCTCGCCTTTGGCTGCCATAAGGGCAAGGCATGAGGACTGCACCCCAGCCCCAAGGTTAAGAACATTCCATTTCGTTGGTGGTGGTGGGTCGAGTAGTTTCATTGTTTTTGGATGTCTTTGGATTCAAGTAATTTAATTGAAAAAGTCCAGAAAATAATCAAAAATGTGGTAATATACGACAATTAGTCCACTTTCTGTCCAGTTTTTGGTAGGTTAGCGCATACCGAAACTCCCGGCATTAGAGGAAGGCTCGCAGACACAGTTCGCCCATAACGGGTTAACTGTGCCTCATACTCCCGTATATTCTTCGGAAAGGACGACATGCACACCAGCTAGGCTGGAACTAGAGATAGCCGAAGGTTGTGAGTTGGCGGCATCAAACTCTCTAGTCGTCACACACTTTTAAGCTGCTTCGTCGATCATCAGGCAGCACCTTTGTGGACTTTTACCTAGCTTCCGTGCGGTCGTTTGAGCGTTCCTCGGTTGCTTGTCTATGTTGCCAGACCTTCGGGTAAAAACAAAGGGCTAGCACGAGGAGTAAGCGACCCGTGCCAGCCCTAGATCCGTTGCTCTACGCTTCGGAGGGGTGATTGGTGACTAAGATGCTTACTCCCGTCAAGGCGAATCCTAGTTGGGGTTTTGCGCCAAGTCAACCTCCAAACTGATCACCACTTGATCTCGCCATCTTTGCCGACATAACCCAAGAACGCGCAATCATTCGCCATTTGTGACGAGAATTACCCGTCAAAATATCCGCATTCGTGGCGTGGATTTCAACGATCAAGACGGAAATAATTGGGCATTTTTGCGTCAAGTTTAAGGTCACAATCTGTGATCTTATATGTATTCACATATATCCACACCCATGTGTCCCATTGTTGACATATATAAACTCCCTCCACATTGCTAGGTCATCGCCGCCGCCGGGCGTTAACTGGTGTCAAAAACATGAATGTGCAATCCGAGGCTACCGAGGAAGCCCAAAATCCCTCGTCTAACATATCCTTTGAAGATTTAATCGCACAAAGGACTCAGAAATACTCAGAACCCGAAGCTGAAGCGGAGGTGACCGAGGAAGAATCTTGGGAAGAGGAAGAGACTCTGGAACCAGAGGCAGTTTCCGACGAACAGGACGACACCGAGGAGGAAGCCGAAGACGAGGAAGAAGGTGACGAGGAACAGGAAGTAGACTTGTTGTCGCTAAACCCAGAGCAACTTCAAGCTTTAGCCAAAAAGAGCAGGAGCCGACTCCTTCACCGTGTAGGTGAGTTGACGGCACAAAAGAAAGCTCTTGAGGAGAAGCTGAATGCTCAGGCCGAAACGAAACCACTGCCAGTCATCCCCGCCGAGCAAAACCCTTTCAGAGACATCGACTCTGTGGAAGGACTCAAAGCGAAGTACGAGGAACTGGAGAAGGTCGCGGAGGAGACCGACACAATCCTTGAAGAACACGAAGATTACGGTGCAGAAGACATCATCGTCGTGGGAGACAAGGAGTTTACGAAGAAGGAGATTCGTCGAGCCAACCGCAATGCGCGGGAAGCTATGGCAAAATACCTACCAGCACAGCACGCCGAGCTTGCCAAGCGAGCGCAGCGTGAGCAAATGCGAGAGCAGTTTACTGCGCTAATCCCGCAAGAAGTGCCAGAGGTTGCCGACGAGGAATCACCTATCGGTAAACAATACAAAGCACTCCTGTCTGATCCACTTGTCGATTTGGTTAACCTGCATGTTCCTGATCTTGGGCCGCAACTCCCATACATTTTGGCACACGCAGTTCGGTCAATTCATAGGAGTCAGAAGACCAAGAGCGCGGCGAAAGCAGCGGGGACTATTTCCAAGGCCAAAGTGGCTGGAACCCCGTTCGGTGCTGGAGCAGCGAAGTCTGGTGCGAAGACCGCGAGAAAGAATGCCGATCAAGCCTATCAAAGGTTTCAGAGTTCACAATCCGTGGACGATTGGATTGCCGCCAGAGTTGCCCGAATGAGCAAATAATCTAACTGAATAACTATTATGGCTATCTCAACTACCTATCAACCCAACGCTCCTCAGCCGAAACTCGGCCAAGGTTCAGCTATCAGCAACCGCGAGGATCTCAGCAACGAGCTGACCATCCTTGCTCCAGAAGAAACCCCGCTCCTTAGCCTTTGCGCCAAAGGTTCCACCACCTCCACCTACAAAGAGTGGACTGTTGATGCCCTCTCCGCTCCTTCGTATGATGGTATCGGTGAAACGCAAGATGTGACTGCATTTGAAGATCAATTTGCTGGTCGCGCTCGCCTCGGCAACTACATCCAGAAGTTCCGCGAAACCTATTTGGTTTCCGACCTGCAAGAAGCCTCGAAATCGGTTGGCCCAGCCTCGCTTGCGGCTGCCGAAGCAAAGGCAATGCGCCAGCTGAAACGCTCGGTGGAAGCCGCTATCTGCTCCGACAACGACCGCTCGGTCGAAGACGGTGCTGGTGCGAAGTACAAGCTTCGTGGTCTCGGTGACTGGCTCGACGCTTCCGGCCCTTCGGATGTTCCTGCCGCTTATCGCACCCCCACTGGTTCGATCCTCGGTTCGTCCCCCACGGAAACGACCTTCAACGACATCATCGCTTCGATTTTCACCGTCAACGGTGAAGCTAACAACCTCACGCTTATCGCTGGTGTTGCTCTCCGCAAGGTGATTGCCAACTTCCAACGCACGGCTGCTGCTGGCACTTCGGAAGCTGTCTACACCGTCAATCAAGACGCGACTGCCAAGAAGGTTACGCACTCGGTGACTCTGTACGACTCCGACTTCGGTATTGTTAACATCATCACGGGCAATCCTGCCTGTATGCCATCCTCGAATCGCGGTTATGTTGTGAATCCGAAATACCTCGGCTTCGACACCATGATCCCAATGGGTTCGACCCGCCTTGAGAACCAAGGTGCTGGCGAGCGTGGCTATGTTGATATGGTTGGTACGCTTGTCTGCAAGCACCCCGGCGCACACGGCAAGATCTCGTTCTAATCTGAATAAAACACTAAAAGAAAGGAAAACTATATCATGCCACAACTTGTAAATAACGAGCGCGTTGTCGATACCATCGTGTATGTTGCCGACTTCGCCCACATCGCCGCTAATGCCACTTCATCAAAACAAGTGACGATTGGTAAGATCCCCGCAGGTGGAGCTGTCCTCAACGCATTCGCGTACGAGGCAGAAGCCCTTGCTGGTGCTTCCGACATCACGCTTGACCTTGGCACGACCGCGCTTGACCCGGATGAGTTCATCAACGCTTGGGATGCCGATTCTGGCACTCCTGCGTACAACACTGGTGATGCGTTTGACGCTGGTACTGCCACCTCGGCATCTGGTGCTTCGCAACCCGTGTCGATTGTGACCTCTGAAACCTCGATTCTTGCTGAGTGGAACGGCACTGTTGCCTCCCTCACTGCTGGCAAGGTTGTCGTGGTGGTTGAGATCTTCAATCCCGGCAAGTTCGCCTAAAAACCCCTGATAGTGGGTGGTAGGTTCTATCCCTGCCACCCACTCATCACGCCCAAACCATGATACTGAAACCTTCCGAAGATGAGATGACCGAAGCGGTAATCCGCGAGCTTTGCTCTGGTCGTCAACTCATGGAAACAAAACAAAAGTTCCGCGAGATTGCAGCAGCTCAAGAAGCTGATGGGCATCGTGGAATGACCAACCGTGTGCTAGGCAAGGCAGTTGCTGTCATCCCAGCTCACGAATACTTTCTAATTCGCAATAAGTATGGAGAAGACGCATGGCACGACCGAGAGTTTGTGCGCGACTTCCAGAAGTTCCACCCAGAAATGGCTCCTAACGCGATCTGATGCAGACTAGAACCTACGCTGACCTATTCTCGCTCATCCAAGCCCTGTGCGGCGTGGTGTTCGCTAGCATTGAAACCACGCGCATCAAGGCGTTGATCAATCGCCGGGCAATCCGAGCATACCGCGCAAGCAACTACTGGACGAGATTCCTCAAGATTGGCGAGGAACGCTATCTCGCTGAAGATCCAGTTGCTGTCACCACCACCGTCTCTGGCACGGGGTACTTTATCGAAACCGTAGGTAATACAGACTTCACGCTAATCGGTGCTAGTGCAAGCACTGTTGGCGAGTATTTCGTCGCTACTGGCGCGGGAACTGGCACAGGAACCGTCAGGCAAGCTTTGGGCTATGTCCCTTACGACGAGACAGGCAAGAGCAGCATAGACACCTTCCTGCGTATCTTTAAGCAAGCTCCGTACGCTCTAGCATCAGTTCAAGAGTTTGACTACACTGTGGATGTAAATGGGGCGACTTTGGTATCTGGAAACCTCAACCCAGAGACTGCATTCGTAACCTACAAGGCACAGTTCTCGGACACCTACGGAGATGGTGCTGGTGAGACATCCACGATCCCAGCCGAATGGTTCCAGTACCTCGCCCACGGCACATACGCCGACTACCTCCGAGCTGAAGGCCAGCAGGAGAAGGCGGCAGTTGCCGACCAAGAGGCAGAGATGCTTTTGCAGGACGAACTCATCCGTCTCGACGAAAATCACACAAGCGGATTTGTGAGTAATCGCATCCGCACTAACGCTAACATGCAACTTCGCTGGTAATATGCAGTATGTACTTGGAAATATGCTTAGTGGAGGCAGTGGAGGATTAAATGCAGACAAACTTTCGCTTGACCTTCAGTTTGCTACCGACAAGACTTTAACTGCCCGTAAAGGCCCGACTCCAACATTTACTCGATCCTCATCAGCAACATTTGTTGGAAGTGACGGTCTTGTGCAAACAGCTGGAATCAATGTCGCTAGGTTTAACCACACATCAACTGGAGTTTGCCAAGGTTTATTGATTGAGGAAGGCAGAACTAATTTTGCATTGTATTCTGGAGCCTTGGTCAACGGAACTGGTTGGGCTACTGCTGGAACTACAATTACATCTAGTGGGACTGGGCCAGACAATAATACAGCATACGAAGTTACTGAGAATGCTGGAGGGACACTCCACACAGTGCTAAACACAGGTGGGACTGGTTCTGGGCAAGTTGCATCAGTTACAAGTGGAACAACATATACTGGCTCAATTTTCTTAAAAAAGGTTTCTGGAAGTGTTGACTGGGTTCAAGTAACCCTTGCGTCTACTGGATTCGGAACATCACAATATGTAAATATCAATATCTCCAACGGAACTATTGGCAACTCATCTGGAGGTACAGCAAGAGTTGAAGCGTACGCAAATGGCTGGTATCGAGTTTCTTGGAGTGCCGCCGCAGTCACTACAACTTCGTCTACTGGGACAATTCTAGCTGCTGGTGTCAACAACACGAATGGAACTACTCGCGTTCCATCTTATTCTGGCAGTGCCTCCAATAAGTTCTTAGCTGCAATGGCTCAATTTGAAGTGGGCGCATTCTCCACCTCTTACATCCCAACTACGAATGCAAGCGTGGTGCGTAGCGCGGATGTGTGTAGTATTACTGGAACGGATTTTAGTGGTTTGTATAATCAGAGTGAAGGAGCAATTCTTACAAACGCGTTTACTCCAGCAAGCGGAGACAGGACTGTTATTGCAGTAGATGACAATACCGCAAACGAAATGATTCGATTAAGAACTGAGTCAACCAATCCATTCTTTAAAGTTACTGATGGTGGCAGTGAGATTGTGGATATTGATTCAGGTACAGTTTCTTACAATACATCATTTAAGCTGGCTGGGGCATATAAACTAAACGACTTTGCATCCAGCATAAATGGTGGAGCGGCTGTTACAGATACGAGTGGAACGATTCCAACTGTTGACCGCATGAGAATTGGAGCAGGGCAAGGTGGAAACACAATGTGTGGATGTGTCGCGTCACTCCGTTACTACAAAAAACGACTTACTGACTCTAAACTCCAATCCATCACAGCATGATTGATTACTTGCTAAAGTTTCCAAATCAAAACATTGCGATCCAGTTTGGCATTGCGAATGGCTTTGCTGCGCTTAATGCAAATGGGGAGGCTCAAATATCCCTTGCCTCGCATGAGCACGCGCTCCATGTAATTGGAGAGCATAACGGATCTGACTGGTGGGTTCTCTTCCGCGATCTAGTCGGGATTCCGATTCCTACTGGCGGCGATCAATTCATTTACTGGTCATCAGAGTGGACTGTGGACGACGAGGATGGTAATCCAGTTCCTGTCCCACGACCAATCTCTGACGATGTCCCTAATACTTTCTGGGCTTAATCTACAACACATACACACATGAAAACTACTGCACTCGGAGTTCTTACTATCGTTGCCACGATTTCCAATGTTGGCATTCAAATCCTCAAGGGGGGCGCACCTGACTTTGTTGGCGCGTTCGCTGCAATCACCGCAGGCTTTGGCCTCATCAAAGCACGGGACGCAGGGCGATGATCTCCGATCACGGACGCGACCTTCTGCACGGGGCTGTGGGGACAATTACCCCAGCCCTCGGTGTCATTACTTCCATGCAGGAGCAAATTGAGTGGGGGATGCGTATAACCTCCCTCGTCATAGGTATCATCGTGGGCTTGCTTTCCCTGCGGAAATTGCTTAAAAAGCGTTGAGTAGGTCAAGGTGGTCTTGACCTGTAGTGTAAATTACAGTCATGAATCACAACCAGATCATTGCTCTACAAGAGCGCGTAGGGACGACTCCAGACGGGTTCTGGGGGCCGAAGTCAATAAAGGCATGCAAAGATCACCTGCGTGGCCTCATGCCCGTAGATCACCCTTGGCCGACACAAGACCAAGGCGCGCTCACTAGGTTCTACGGACGACCGGGCGACGAGACGATGCTTGTCAACCTCGCGGTAGGTGACCTCGACATTCGCTACAGTGGGAAGAATGTTAAGACAATCCGCTGCCACCACAAGGTAGCTCCGAGCCTTCGCCGCATTCTGGAGAACATTAGTAAGACCCCTCATGCGTGGGTGCTGAAGGAGTACGCAGGATGCTACAACAACCGCCCCATGAGAGGTGGTTCTCTGCCTTCCCTGCACGCTAGGGGCGCGGCTATAGACCTTGCGCCTAGCACCAATCAGTTCCGTGAGCATTGGCCGAAATCCGCGAACATGCCCATTGAAGTGATGGAAGAGTTTGCCAAGGAAGGATGGTTGCCAGCAGGTGCTTTTTGGTCATACGATGGGCAACATTTCCAAGCCACCCGATGAAAATCCCCCCATCCATAAGCATTGGTGGGCAGGAGGTAGAGATCGTAATTGAAAAAGATTTAGCAGAATACGGTCTTTTTTGTCTTGACGATATGCGAATAACCCTGCGTAGTGCGGATACAGACATCATGGTGTCCACACTTCGTCACGAAATGATGCACGCTGCTTTTGCCATTGGAGGCATAGCGCATTGCAAACCTTTCGAGGACATGGAGGAGGGTGCTGTCAGATGTCTGGAGAATATCTTCTTCCCTGCTTGGGAGAGGATTAACACCAAACCAAAACGAAAAACAAAATGTACAAAAAGTTCCTCGTCGCTGCCGATAACCACGGGAGCCTAGTCTCTGAAGAGGCTAAAAAGAAGATACTTGAATTCGCAAAATCGTGGAAGCCTCACTACCGGGTTCACCTCGGTGACCTCTGGGACTTCTCACCGCTACGCCGAGGCGCAAGCCCGGAGGAAAAGGCAGATGGCATCTCAGATGACTATCAGATGGGTCTGGAGTTTCTAGATGCATTCAAACCCGACTACCTCACCCTCGGCAATCACGACGATCGCATCTGGATGAACTCCACAAAGTGCGCTGACGGTATGCTCCGTGAGCATTGCGCAAAGCTTGCACAAGCCTCCGAGGACGAGTTCCGAAAGCGCAAGATCAAGTGGGTTCCGTATCACATTAGCAAGTACCTCATGCTGCCAGAGGGTGGGCCGAAGTTTATCCACGGCTTCCGCGCTACGATGTACCCAGCCAAAAGCCATTTTGAGCTATGGAATGCGGTAATCCACGGTCATGTCCACAAGCCCGATGTCTATGTGGCTCGTCACATTGAGGGGCAATCTGCATTCTCCGTTGGATGCCTTGCAGACATCGACCAGTTATCCTATGCCGACCGAACACCTGCGAAATTAGCGTGGCGCAATGGGTTCCTTTACGGACTCATCAACGAAAAGACTGGGTCGTGGCAGGCTTGGAATGTCATTAAGGAGGGTGACACTTGGATCTCGCCTATGGGAATCTTGTAGTCGTTCGCCAACATCAAACCATTGTAGCTGTACGCCGACAATGAATTACGAACTAGCGTCAACTATCGTGGAACTTGTCGTGATTACGGCATGGGTAATAGTATTTTGCCATACATCAAACCAATGAAAACGAAACAAGCACTAGACGCGCTCGACCGAGCGATTGCCCTCATCGGCACAGAGCAACCCCGCCGCGACGACGAGTTCACGGTGAACGAGTACGCCGAGCGAGCAGGCATGTCCACCCCACACGCTGGAGCAATCCTACGAGAGAAACTAGCCGCAGGCGTGTTGACCATGCGGAAGGGTCGAGCTAACGGACGCAGCACCAACCTGTACTCTATCGCGTGACCGACGAGGATTATGAGTTCGACGAGGCTCGCCGCCTCATGCGTAAATGTTCGTGCCACAAGAAGTCAGAGGCAGAACTGCGCTATGATCCCGGCGTGACATATGTCCTTTGCAAGACCTGTGCCGACACTCATCCACGCTCCATGCTTCCCGACTGGCAACCAAAGCAGGTCGTAAGGCATTGGAACGCAGAGGGTTACATTACGCGCAAAAAAAGGTATTGACCCAAACGCATTAGGTGTCAACATCTGTCAACGGATCAAACCATCCGATCAAACAACAATGATACTGGAACATACAACCCCAGCCTTGAATAAGGCACTTGCAACCGCGCAGTCGCAGGTTGAGAACGCTACCAAGGGTAGCATCAACCCGCACTTCAAGAACCGCTACGCAGACCTCGCCGAAGTGTTGAACACGGTGCGACCTGTGTTTGCCGCCAATGGCTTGTCGATCATTCAAAGCACTGCTTACGATGGATCGCTTGTCAGCGTCACCACGACCATCCTCCACGCCGAGGGTGGACATATTAGCAGCACCGCTTCCTGCGTCCCAGCAAAAGCAGACGCACAGGGTGTTGGAGCAAGCACAACCTACCTCCGTAGGTATTCTTTAGCCGCCATGTGCGGCATCGCGCAAGAGGACGATGACGGGCAAGCAGCCTCGCACAACAAGCCTGCGGCTCCAGCGACCAAGGAGGACATTGCAGGACTCAAGACCCGAATGGAGGGGCTTGGTGTGGACGAGGAGGCCTTCCTAAAGTACCTCGCAGTCAAGTCACTCAGCGAGATCACCAAGCCTGTGCTGACCAAGGCTAACGCATCTCTGGATGCCAAGGCTAAAAAGATCCAGAAAGGAGGTGCGGAATGAGCAAGATAATCCACGGACTCGGAGACGAGTACTACACGAAGACCGCTACACCACGCTCCCTCAGCGGCCCGGTGTCCAAGTCACTCCTTTGGGACTTCTACAAGTCACCATTCAAGTGGTTCAACTCACGCCGTGAGAAGGAGCCAACCGCAGCCATGCGGACTGGTACTCTGTACCACACGGCTTGTCTGGAGCCGCACAAGATGGATGAGAAGTATATCGTCAGTCCCTACTCTGACTTCCGCACCAAGGAGGCGCGTGAGTGGCGTGATAGCATGACTGGCATCCAAGTGGTCACCGCAGATGAGTGGCTCAAGGCCGAGAGCGCAGGTTACTCGTTTCGGAAGAACCCTACTGTTGAGTATCTCCCAGACTACAACACCGAAGTGGCTGTGTTTGCGGATGTGTTCGGTACTCCCTGCAAGTGCATGATCGACCTTGTGCCGAGCGAGGGCTTGTCGCTGATTGACTTGAAGACCACCCAGAGCATTGAGTCTCTGGATCAACTCACATCGCTGATCATTAACCGTGGCTACCACTGGCAATCTGCTATGTACCTAGACATCTGGAACATGGCATCTGGCGATAACCGAACGGAGTTCGTGATCGTCTTCATGGAGGTTGACCGTCCATTTGAGATGGCAACCGTCCTGCTCGACGAGGACTTCATCAAGCTGGGACGCGAGGGCTATATGCAAGCCTTGGCTAAGTGGAACCAGTGCGTGCAAACCGGGCATTTCCCGCCAGCGATTGACGGAATTCAAACACTCTCACCTCCAAAGTGGGCAATCAAAAACAAATAACACAAACATATGAGTAACTACGACAACACAAATACTGGCGTTTTATTTAAAAACGACACTGGCGACAACCCAAAGCGTCCTGCATACAAGGGCAAGCTGGATGTCGGCGGCGTTGAGTACAAGCTGGCTGGCTGGCTCCGCGAGGGCAAGAACGGCAAGTTCATCTCGCTCAAGATCGACACCGACGAGCGCAAGCCTGCTGCAAAGGTTGAGACCGACGAGATCCCCTTCTGATGCGAACCCTACTACAACGCAAACTACGATTCTCCACGAAGACACGGGTGAAAAACCCTGATGTGATCGTTGAGGAGAAAGACCTGCGCTACGGAACACCCGTGTACAATTCACGCCAGATCAAGGGTGACTTCTACCGGGTGATCCCAGCGAATGCTGTGGAGGTTGCATACCTTCAAAACCTAGAGCATCGCGGCGACAAGTTCGCACCTGCTCGCGGCAACGGAATGCTGGTGCGCGTCTCTGCTATTGACGCTGTAGCTAACCTAGCCTAACAAATCTACCAGCGTGGAGGTATTATTGTCATCCCGCCGCCCACGGGTTCCACGCAGGGCAATCACTTTCCATGACCATCACACATGTAAATGACCTTACCACCGACGAGCTATGCGCCGAACTAGATCGCAGGATGTCGCGCAACAAGGCGAGCAAGACCATCTCTGCGGTCGCAGAGGTGTTCGGTGTGCATCCGAGCCAGATATTTGCCTACGACAAGCAGCCGACTCCATCACAGGCCCGGACGCTGGCAATGGCACTGGTGAGCGAGCATCACACGCTGGCAGAGACCGCACGCATCTTTCAGCGTAAGAACCACACCACGATCATCTCGGCAAAGCAGAGGGCAGATGTCCTCACTCGCACAGACTCGTCCTTCCGTGAGAAGGCTCGGTTCGTGCTAAACAAGCTAAAGGCATGAAGACTTCACCGACACAGCTCACGCTAAAGGAACTACGCAAGGCCACGGACTGTGTGCAGGTCGTCGAGCATTGGTGTCAGTTCTCACGCCGCCGCAAGGATCTATTCGGCTTCGTGGATGTCCTAGCCTGCGCTGGCAACGAGACCATTGCCGTCCAGACGACGAGCTGGAACAATGTGTCAGCGAGGGCAAAGAAGATGTCCGATTCACCCTTCCTTGACTGCCTTCGCCGGGCTGGGTGGAAGATCCTCATTCACGGCTGGAAGAAGAACGCAAAGACAAACCGCTACGAACTGAAAGTACTAGACCTGTCATGAAGACCATCGACCAACTCATCTACGATATCCAATATCAGTTTCCTCTGTGGCCAACCACCTACAGCACCTGCGAGCGTGATGGGTGCGAGACTGGAGCGAGAGGCGGCAAGGTTTGCTTGAACTGCCTAGAGGATGATCTTGCTGCACTCACAAACAGGCATGACGCTGGAGAGTTTGTTGACGCATGCGAACATATGTCACGAATCAAACATCGCTTAATCAATGCATGAGGACATCACATACTTTTTAGTCATAGCAATGATTGTCGCGCTATTTCTAATGCCACCTATTGACGGAAACCATGCCTAGGTTTGTACGCAACCCAACACTAGCTGAAGACGGTCTCCCACAGGAGATGTTCTTGGATGTGCGCCGGGCATGCGAGCGATGGTTGATGAAGAACGACCCATTTTACGCGGACGAAAGTAACTACAAAACATGGAACAAACGACATGAACAAAACAGCACTACTAAAAATACACAACGAAACTTGCCGACAAGCGTTGGCAATCATGGACAAGAAGAACAATGACTACTCAGGTGGAGAACAAGCGCAGGATGCTCTGGCTAATTTCAAAGCTAGTGTGTCTCTGGGCATGCACCCTATCACTGGGCTGCTGCTCCGTATGCAGGACAAGCTCCAGAGGCTGCGGTCATTCGCCGCAGACGGAAAGCTTGCCGTTCCAAATGAGTCTGCTGAGGATGCCTGTCTCGACCTTGTGAACTACGCGATCTTGGCCAAGGCTCTCATCATCGACGAGCAGGGAATTTCTCACGAAGATGTCCCAGAACCCTCAAAATTGCCAGAATACCCCGGCTTGGACGACGAATTGGAGTAAAAAAATCCTAGGTTTTAAGCGGGATTCAGGGTGTTGTGAAATTATTTTCACCTCACCCTATTTTTTTTGTTGAGTTTATTCCACATGTGTGGGAAGTTCTTCTCGTCGCCGCGAGCGACACCAAGAACTAACCAGAACCAACCAATACAATGAAAAAGCAACTTAGCCACTTCCGCTACATGGATCGCAAAACGATTGCCACGCTTGATGGAATGAAATCAATCATGCGCGTTGAAACTCCACGCACCACACAGTGGTGGATTGTTCTTCCAGCAGTTGGAGATTCAGATGCCACATGCGTTCTCATCCGCAAAATCACACAGAGCAAATTCTACAGAAAAGGCCCAACATTGACGGTGGAGTCTCAAATCTTGGAATCATACGCAGATCGCGTTGCATAACCACCAACCAACCAACATGAAAGCAATAACATTCATCGCTCAAACCATTGCCTGTGCAGCCCTAGGATGGGTCTTCGTGCAGGCCGCAATCCTCCTCGCAGAATTTACACACAGCTACTAACCATGAAACGCAAACCACAACCCAAGAAGGCCCGGATTAGCCTGCCAATAATCCACATGCCCCGCCGCCGCCCACAGCACCAAATCCGCTGGGACAGGGTGTTTATCCTAGCATCTGCCATCGCATGGTGGGTTGGGTTGATCTGGTGCTATCTCCAGTACAAAGGGGGTGCAGCGTGAGCGCAGGCAAGGGTGACCGCAAACGCCCGGTGAACCAAGAGGTCTACGGGCAGAACTACGACGACATCTTCCGCAAGGAGAAACCACAAACCACAGAAACCAATGAGACCAAAGACAAGAGTGATACTAGCAAAGGCAATTGACGAAGGATACGCTTATGGTCGTTACCGCGCCCACAAGCACACCGATACACCTGATCCGCTTCATCTAGAGAACGAGATCATCAACGCAATCTGGAACGCGATTGACGAGGTGATTGAATTTGAACAGGAGGAACCATATGTGCTGCAATAACGAAGACGACTACTGGGACTGTCCCACATGCCTCCAACCCATGCCGCCAGAGGTAGATCGCGTGTGCGACTGCTGCGACCGCAGGGTCAGTCACCACATCTCGGTTGAGAGCATGTGCCGGGTCATCCGCGAGTGGAAGCGCAGGGCCGATGAGGCCGAGGCGCAGAACGCAAAGCTGAAGCAGGAACTGCACAGGCTTACCAACATCATCGACCGAGCGTTGATGGCAATAGAAGACATGCAATGAATACTGAAGAAACACAGGATAGTTGGAGATACCACGACTTCAAAGCAGACGCAGAAGCCATTAGGTTTTTGAGGAAGCTGGAGCGAGAGCGTGACGATGCTCGGAAGGAATGCGAGGAGCAAGCCAGACTCCTCGGAATGAGTGCCGAGCGTGAGGCGAAACTTCTAGCAGAGGTGCAGCGATTGCGTGAACAGGTGTTGAGAGCGGAAGCTTGGCCATTTGACCCAAACCCGTTTACATCTGCTGATCACGACAACGACCACCGATACCCATGACCGAACGCACACCGTGGAGAATCTGCATAACATGTGGACTCCCAAGACACCTAGAAGAATACAAACAATCACCAACCTGTAAGAAATGCAATGAAACGAGGACGACCATCAAAACCACAAGAGCAACGCCGCAGATGTTGCAGCATCTCAATGTCACCAGAGGCATGGAGCCAACTTGAATTTTTCCAGCGGGAATATTTCCGTGGAGAGAAATCCAGAGGTGCTGCGATTGAGTGGCTCATCAGAAGATATTCAGATTATTTTGACGAGGCAATCGTGGAGGACGAGCAGTGAGCATACACTACATCTCACAAGCGTGGAAGACACCCGTGTCCGATTACCGGGCAAAGCTGGTGCTGCTGAAGCTTGCTGACAACGCGAGCGATGAGGGCATTGCTTGGCCGCACATTGACACCATTGCGTCAGAGACTGGCTTGTCACGCAGGACTGTGTTCCGAGCGTTGGACAGGCTGGAAGCGGATGGAATTATTGAGCGGAATCGCGGACGCAACGAGGTGATTTACCAGATTAAGAAGTGTCAGTCTGACACCTGTAGAAGTGTCACCGTGACACCTCTGGAAGTTGAGAAGTGTCAGCGTGACACCTCTAGAAGTGTCACCGTGACACCTGCCCTATATATAAGAACCGTCAATAGAACCAATATAGGGACAACAAACAACGAGGAGAAACCACAGAAGAGGTTCAAGAAACCAACCTCACAAGAAGTTCTTGCCTACGGACGGACTCTGACACCACCATTCCTCAAGGCCGAGCAGTTCTGCGACTACTACGAGTCAAAGGGCTGGATGATCGGTAAGTCTCCAATGAAGAATTGGAAGGCAGCCGTACGGACTTGGCAGTCCAAGGACAAACCAGCAACCAAACCACAAACCTCCGACCAGTTCGGAATCTGAACCAATGACAGAAGAAACAATCATCCCATCCGCTCACCCCTCCGAGAAGGCAGTCGTCTCTAGCATCCTGAAGGACGCTACGCTACTCAAGCGTGCTGCCGCTGACGGCATCTCCGAGGACTCGTTCTGGCATCCAGATACCAAGACCCTCTGGAAGGTCGCTAGGACGCTCCAGCCGAACACTGAGGGTCAGCAAGACCTGATCGCGGTTATCCAACACCTGCAAGACAACGGAGAGCTAGACCGCATCGGTGGAGCCGCACAGGTAGTGGAAGTCTGGAACTACTCGCCAACACCATCGGGCTGGTCACAGTGGGTGAGCATCCTAAAGGAGTACCAAGCCAGACGCTTGGCCCAGCAGGCAGCGAGGCAGATCGCAGAGGCTGAGGACGCTACCGCAGCCATAGATTCCTTCCGTACAACCCTCCAAAGCCTCCAGCAGGTCGTGAGCGGCAAACAACGCAGTATCGACGCTGAGAAGGCTGGAAAGCAGTTCATAGAAAACCTCCTGCGGGACTACAATTCTGGCAACCTTCCGGGCATGTCTACAGGCATCGCGGAACTCGACGAGATTTGCGGTGGCATGCGTCCGGGCGAGTTTTGGGTGATTGCTGGCAAGCCGAGCCGAGGCAAGAGCGTACTCATGCTCCAGATCGCTAGCAAATTTATCGCCGACCAGAGACCAGTTGCCATTCACAGCCTAGAGATGATGAACCACGAAGTCATCGGTCGACTCATCTCGGTGATGACCCACACGAACTACGGGTCGATCACTCAGCCACGCTCGGCAGCCAAGCATGAGCTACAGAAAATCCAGCGTGGTGTGGAGCAGATCAGCTCGGCTCCACTCTGGGTTGACTCCAGCTCCAACCAGAGCATCGACTCCATCGCGGCTGAGGCCGAGCGCATCCGCGACCTGCACGGCTCCCTAGACCTTGTGGTCGTGGATTACCTGCAACTCATCCGTGGGTCACGCTCAAGCAGGGAATCACGCGAGGAAGAGGTCGCCAGAGTCTCTGGAGGACTCAAGCAGTTGGCCAAGCACCTGCAATGCCCGGTCATCTCAGCCTCACAGCTCAACGACAACAATCAAGTCCGAGAGTCTAGAGCTATTGAGCAGGACGCTGACGCTCTCATCTTCATCGCTGAGGATGGGTTGAAGATCGGCAAGCTTCGGAATGGACGCAGGGATGTGGTGCTGCCACTGCGATTGAACGGTCAGTATCAGGAGTTTGTGTGACCCTACAGACAAGTTCTTCCACCAAACTGCGCGTAGTACCCTCTAGATCGCTCCAGAATCGCTCACAAGCGGCTTTGAGCTTTCTTGTGGGTGTTGAGTCCATATTGGGGGTCAAAACGATTGTAGGGCATTCTGGTGCAAAGTTGCGTTGATGTGAACGATGATAGGGGAAATGGGCGAGGAAATGGTTCGCAGTTTTCGAGAGAAACTCAGAAACGCGCACGCGAGGGTCGATCACCACACCACATCTTGTGTTGCGACTCGGAACTAACGGGTTGCTTACTGATTGGCGACCACCAAATCCTGTGGAACAACGATGAATGCTGGTGATTCCCGTGGAACGCGACTACGGATTACAAACCTTGTCACCGCTTGTAACAATAGACTAGGGGGGGGAGGGGGTCGAAATTCTGGCGGCCAGCAAAAGCGGGGACGATTAACCCCCCCTCCAAAAATTCCCCAAAGTGGCACTTACACCAACCTCGCATCGTACTCCCTCATCCACTCGTTTTCCTTGTTGCGGATGAACTTCCCCTTGCCCGGCCAAGCGGTCTTGCCTTTTAGCATGAGGTGCAGGAGTTGCTGCGAGATGCGGAAGAACTGCGCCGCCTCGGTGGTGGTCTGGAATGTGGTCTCTGACCCGTCTGGGTTGGTGACGATCACCTTGCGAGCTTTGGCGTTATTGGCTCCCTTTTTTGCCAGCGACATCTTTCGTTTGGTTTCGTCGCTAATCACGCGAGTGCGGAGCGTTTTTGACATCTGGCTACGGAACGCTGGATCTTGCCACCTTGCGACCATGTCTGGTCGAGCGTGTGGGCCGAATGCGTTCTGCGAGACATTGGAGATGATCCACAGGTTTGCCTTGGTGGCATCGTCGAGCAGGACTTGCTCGGCGTTGCGTAAAATCGTCCGAAGCTCGTCTGGGCAATCTACTGGCGTGATGAACTGGTGTGGGATGAACGAGAAGTCTTTTGACTCGTTGAAAGATTTCTGGAGGTTTTGGTTCGGGTGGATACCACGCTCAAGGTCACGCTTGTGAGCCGACTTCCGTTGCTGGAGATTTGAGCTTGATCCGATGTAGGCAGTGTTGCCGCACTTGACAATGTAGGTTCCGCAGTTGTTGGACATGCGTTGATTGTAGCAAAAGACATCCTATTGTCAAAAGTAAAATTACTATTCCCGCTCCCGCACATTTCCCTCCATTCCCCTCCATTCTCATCCAATGTTCCCGACTAGGAACTTGCCATGCTGGGATTCCCCCTGCAATTTGACGCTACCACCCCGCGCCTCTGCAAGAGCGTTTTGTCCTCGGCAAGCGAACCTGCGGGTGGTTCTCACTCTGGCGATTGGTTTGCCAGATTGCGAGGATTTTTTAGCATTGACGCGATTGTAATCCCCCGCCATTTGCGATGTATATGAGAGGCGACTCCTATCAACTTCAAGGCCAACAAGGCGGCATCGTTCTTACTGGCGCAGACAGCGCAACTGGCAACTTCCGTTGGATTCAAGCGATTGAGGACAGCGTACTATTGACCGATACTGGCGAGACTGCTGGCAACCTTACGGACATCATCAACCTTGATGGGAAGACCCTTCCTGCTGGTGCTGGTCTTGGTGGTATCTTTACCAAGGTTCAGATTAGTTCTGGCACGGTTGTCGCGTACTACGCGTAATGTCCCAATTTAGGTCTACTGGTGGGCTAGACGATTCGATTGCCTCTGATGGTGATCGTGGGTTCTATGCAGTCAACCAGAGATTGCAGCTTAACCAACTCCAGCCCGGAGAGGTTCGTGAGAGCGTCAATGGGCGCATGGAGGGTTTCTGGAAGCCTCGGAAGAATGTCCAGTTGGTTAACCCTGCGTTGACTACTGGTGGTAGTCCGCTTCAGCTTCCATTCCACATCCTACCTAGTCCGTACTATCTGGCGATCACCGCCGTGTCCTATGCGTCCAATGTGGTGACCATTACGGTGGCGGGTCATGGGTTGACTATCGGGCAGCCGGGCAATCTTACAATTTCTGGGATCACCTTTACTGGCACGGATAATAATGGAATCAAGGCCGTTACTGCTACTACTGTTGACGAGCTTACATTTCCTGTGACTGGCGTATCTGCGGTTGCTCTTGGTGCTACTCCGCGCATTACGCAGATCAATGTAAACGATGCGGCTGCTAGCGAGGTTCTAGCCTCCTGTGTGTTCTCCGACCCTAACGACTCCAACAAGGAGTACATCATCGTTGCTCTGGAGACTCTGGCCAAGAAGATCGACATTTCGGCCACTCCGATGACGGCGACGACATTGCCCTATCCTGTAGGGGCTACGGTTGGTCAAGACTGCGACATAATCCAATGCTTTGATAAGGTCATGCTTTTCCGTGATGGGGAGCAGGCATTGGAGTGGTATCCACATGGGCGACCTGTGATTTCTGCCTCACAAGCAGGGACTACGACCGTGACCATGAATATCCGTG